TCCCGATGAACTCGCCGCGGCCTTTATGAACTGTGACTTTGCTGTCATAGGTTGTTGCCGCTTTCTTTGCTGCTTCGACTGTCACCGCAACGTCCTTGGCATCTGTAACTGCCGCGAACACCGTCGCGCCACCCTTGTTAGGAACTAGGGTGTGAAATGCCAAACCTTGCTGCAACAAATTCTTGTGGATGTTCTCGATTGATCCCTTGGCTGCGAACGAGAGCAGCACGCTGTCGCCTTCCAAACTAGCAAGCTTGCTACGAACCTCCGCAACAGCCGCCTTGAAGTCGTACGTCTTCCCCTGAATTGGCCCACCAACAGCAAATCGTTCGCCGTTCAAATAACGATCAGAGGCGAGGCTCCCCTTCTCCATCTTCCAAATGTCTTGGTGTTTTTCTTCGTAGTCCAGCGCCGATGCGACTTGCGCATGTATGGCCTTCAGTGCATCCCAAGCAAACAAATTCCCGTCAACGTCAATACTGATACGAACGCCGTCAGGGTGCTCCTGAGCCATCTGAACAAGTTCGGCCTCGTCGGGATTGATCGATATGTTGATACGGGAAAACGAACCATCAGGCCTCGTGTACCCCGGTATCGACCTAGTCTCACTATCCCTGCGCACTGGCAGTTCCTGAAAAACCAACACCGACTTCTGATCTGCGAGCCAACCCTTCATGTTGGCACTGAGTTCAAGCTTGTTCCAGTCCATCCAACGAGTGTTGCTAAGGACGTCCATAACAGAATTTTCGGCGCCGTCTTTCCACGCGCCTATCACGTCGGTATGCTCGCCGGCAAGTCTCAGCTCTTTGTCAACGTCCTTAGAAGCCTCAATCAGAGACGTCTGTCGGTCGCTGTTCAAAGCGCCAACGGCTGCATCAAGCGTCAACGTGCCGGTGTTGGGAGAAACAAACTCGTAGCCCTTACTCTTGTCGTCAGAGTTCTTGCTAGTAGGCGCAGACTTGCCACCCCACGTCGGGTAATTCCCGCTGCCACCACTGCCAACAAAGTGTCCAGTATCAGGATCGTGGTCCTGTGTGGCGCCGCTGGTTGCGTCGCGCGCGTAACGCACAAACGTCAGAGGGCGCCACCTCACGGTCATTCGTCGTCGCCCTTGTCGTCTTTCTCATCGACGCCACCAATGACTGGATTTCCGTTCTCGTCAGTGTCCTCTTTACCCTTCGGAGGCTGGCGACCATGTTGATCGACTTGACCGACATCGATGTCGAGCACGACGTTGTACTCGTGCGCCTTCTTGAAGAAGTCGCGGAAATCTTTTAGGTCGTTGCGCCAGTTGCCGCCGCGCGCTGCGATGTAGGACTGAGGTGTAACCCTGCCGGCACGGACTTCGTTTTTCTCGGCATCCGCATCTTTTTTCGGGTCAATGTACTCAACGGCCGGAACCACCCAGTCACACGGGTAATTCCCGGAAGGCAGAGCGCCAGACATGATGGCGCGATTGATAAAGCGCTGCCACACCGGGCGGCACATCTTCGGTATCACCGTCAACTCTTGGAGCTGCTTGACGAGGCGCCAGAAATCTAGCTTGCCTGCGCGCAGCGAAGAGTAGTTGGCTTGTCGAAGATCACCCGTGATTTGATCGTACGTACATCCGATGCCGGCGGCCATCGCCTGCATGTTGAAAATCATCATCGGCTCGACTTGCGTGTTCGATGTCGGCTGCGCAAATGCGACGCCCTGTCCAGTGCGCAGCTCTTTCATCATCCCAGGTTCGAGCGTCGTCACATTGGCGTTTGGATTGGCGTAATCCATCGACTGCATGATGTTGGCTTGCGTCGGATCAAACAACGCGCCACCGCTATCGTCGTCGTTGGTGATGAATGCGGCGAAGCAGGCCTCGACCTTGGCCTTGACGTTCACGGCGTCCATGAAATCACTGAAGTCACGCGCCTGCGTCAAGAGCGGCGCCATCCACGGCACACCGCGAACCTGACCAGGGCGAAGAACTTTGAACATGTGGATCAAACTATCCGCACCAACGAAGTCGCTGATGTACGGCAGCTGCCAAATCGTGTTCAGTTCTCCCGGGTGATTGCGAAACAACCAAAGACCGAGGAACTTGTCGAACTCGCCAAGACCGACGCCGATGCGTGTGCGCTTCAAAGCCTTGCGAATGCTCGGCTTGGCGAGCAACAAACCGATGTCTGCCAGCCCTTGGTCGCCATAGATACCGTCGCGAAACTGATCGATGTAGTCGGCTTCGAGAATTTGCAGCTGAAACGGGACCTGGGACGTCTTGGTATCGTCCATCTCCTGATCAACAAAACGTATAACCACTTCGCCGCTCTCCACCATGCTGCGCACCGCCAGCGCTTGCATAGAGTAGAAATTCATCACGCCGGTTACATCGGCATCGTTCGCCCAGTCTTCCCAGAGCTGGTTGACCTTGTTGTCGATGCCGTCTTTGCCCGTCGAGCTGACTGGGATGATGCCGGTCCCGACTGTATGCGACGTTAGAATGTCGAGCATGCGCGTGGCGTGCGGAGTGTTGCGCACAAGGTCGCGCGAGCGATCTCGCAACGGCCTAATGGCGTACATCAACTCGGCGTTCGCAGCCGTCGGCAGAGCCTTCCAACTATTGGCGCGGCGCCCGATGGAGGCGCCCTCGTAAATGCGTGTCGCCGTCCGCGCGCGTTGGCGCTTCAGGCCGGCGGCGGGACTGAAAAATGAAACTACAGCATCAACCGGATTTGCCATGCGGCCCTCAGTTTGCTTGTGACAGCGCTCGACACTGTTGCAGCGCTCGCACGTAATCGTTGGACCGTCGAACACTGGCGCGAACCAGCCCGAGGCGTTGCATTGCCTGCTCGCGCGACATCACGTGATGGAAATTGCGGAGCGCATGAAACGCAAACGGCTTCGGCGAAATGTTGAAGTCTAGTAGATATCGGTTGCCGGGCTGCTGTGTCAGCAAATCAAAATTTGGTTCGCCGGCACCCTCGAACGAAAACTCAGCGGCAAGATGAACTGGGGCCCACGTGAAACCAGCCGTTTCCAGCGCCGTCTTGTGGTCGCGACACAGCACGCCGTCCTCAAATCGCGGGTACGTCAGCGGATACAGATCGGGGTACGCCGCCACGTGTTGCATCAAACGAGCGGAGCGAATTGAAAAACCGCCGTTGCCTACTTCGAAAATGTTTTGGCCCTGTCGCTTCTTGTGCCAAGGGCCGCCGATGTAGTCGTATGCCAGGAAGTCTTCCGTCCAGCGCTGAGGGTTGATAATCCAACTGTCCCACTGCGCAATGAGCGCGAATTTTGTCGTGATGTATTTTGGGACCACGTACCAAAGGCAGCACATCGCCGTGCCGATGGCGTGAACGGGGTCTGGTCCGATGTCACTGCGCAGCGGAGCTACGCGGACGTGGTGCGCCCCCCTTATGCCGCCCCACGGAACGTCAGAGAACAACAACACATCGCCAAAGTTGGCGTGACGCATGTTCTCGCGAACAGACAACGTCGAAATTGGAATGTCTTCCGCATCGGATATGTAAACGAGCGTCACGTCCTCGAGGTCGAGCACCGTCAAAACATCTGCTTGACCCACGTCTTTGGCGTGGTGTCGGTTACGATCTCGATCGGCAAGTGGTACTGAAAAGGCTTCGTGCCGTGGTCGCGAATGAAGTCAGCCATTCGTTGAATGCCCTGCGGCAGGGTCCACTCTGTTTTGTAGTCGAGCAGAGCGCGAGCCTTGCGCGAGCAACACGTTGCATGAAAAACTTCTTGCGGCCGGCCCGGCATGAAACGCGGCTCGCGATCGAAACTAGTTTCGCGCGCGCAGACGTCGTACAGCTCTCTGATTGCTACCGAACCCTCGTCTGGTCCGATGTTGATGACCTGACCAACAGCCTCAGGAACGAACGCCATCTTCTTCAAACATTGCAGGACGTCTTCGATGTAGGAGAAGCACCGTCGCTGCTCACCATCACCATATATGATGGGGGCGCGATCTTGCAGCATGAGATTGAGCATAATACTTGCGACGTTGCGAAAGGGGTCATCGTACTTCTGTCGTGGCCCGATGATATTATGAGGAACCGCAATGGCGTATTCAACACCGTGTACCTCGCACAGATTTCGAAGGACGCTCTCCGTGGCAAGCTTGGCAATGCCGTACGGGTCCTGCGGCCGGGGCTCGTCCTTCTCATAGAAGGGCGCCGGTATAGAACCGTACCGCGCCATCGATGAACACGTTACGATGCGCTTAACACCGTTCGAAATTGCTGCCGAGAACAGAGAGACTGCGGCGCCGAAAATACTTTGGGTCACGACATGAGGCGAAAAAACCGAGAGGCCTTCGTAGGCGAGCGCCGCGCAATGAAACACGACGTCGCAGTTGCGCGTCAGCTCTTTCATGGTGGCGTAGTCGTTGCAGTCCGCCTTGTAGAAATACACCTCAGGCGAAACGTTCTCGCGGTCGCCACCAATCAAATTGTCAACACCAACCACGATGTGACCGTCATTGATCATTGCGTTGGCCAAGTGACTGCCGAGGAAACCGGCGACGCCACTGATGAAAATAACTGCCATATCTGGTCCTCAGTAGCCGGTGTACAAATCGCCTTGGTTGTCCCACCCACCAAGCAAATCCCCGTAGCCGCGATCCCACGCCACCACGTACGAGTTGTCTGCGTTGGTCATGCCGAGGGAGCGCATGATGATGTTTCTCACGCGGAGCATCTCGTCGAGCGAACCAAACGTAGTTGTCTTCCCCTCGTAGGACACGCTGCGTGCTCCCGAGGCAATAGCGTTCTCAAGATTGGAAAGTTGTGCGCTAGTGAATACCATATCAACCGCCCTCGTCCGTTGTTCTCGCGTGCCCGCAACCGTTGCTGATAACCTCGTCGAAGTCATCATCAAACAAACCGATAAACTCGTCGTGCTCATCAACCGAGTACGGCCGATGGCGCACGCGAGTTCTAACGTACCCGGATGCTTTCGCCCCGGTATACGACGTGATCTTTCTTGTGTTCATGGCGCAGCACCAATTCAGGAGGCATCAACTCCCCGTCAGAATAAGTCAACACTGCGAAGGCCTCTCGCCAGTCGCGAACCTTGTCCTCAAGATAGAGGAACTGCGGCCCGTTCACTTCGGCAAGACAACCAGTATCCACGCCCCATTTTGTCCCGAGCATCGTTGTTATCGGCATGATCTGCGCTGCGTGCAGATGACTAGTTACGGTGTGGATACCAGTCTTTTTGACGTTGTTGCGCGCGGCGTTCTCACCGCCTTGCATCCTGTGTTTGATGAACGTGTTGCTGTTGATCATCACTGACCAACAAGGCGTCCAGTCTGGAATGTGGTCCTTGAGTTGCGTGCCGTGCACGCCTTTCATCTCAGGAACTTTTGACGCCAGCATCATGCTGAAGCGGATGTCGTGATTGCCCGCAGTCCACAGCAGGTCGCCGATGTTAGCAGCGGCTGCAATCTCTCCCATGCGCTCACGTGTAACGGTCAATTCCTCAATTACAGACGGCTGCTTTTCCCAATTGACCAGAGGCCAACGAGAAATCGCCGCGAAGTCGGTCATGTCACCATTGGCAATAACCGCTTGGAGGAGCCCCAGCTCTCGATACTTCTTGAGGTATAGAAGCAGGGCGCTATGCATAAGAGGAGGCGGCCCCGGCCAAAAATGTGCATCAGCGAAGACGACGACCACACCATCTTTGATGTGGAGGGGGCGCCGATGCGGCTCACCTTGTTCTTGAACCACGTGACCATGAGGGACGTGAACGTACGGACTGGTCAACACCGCTTCGGTCTTGCCCTCGATGTGGCGGCGTCGTCGTTCTACAGTGCGGATGTTGCAGCCAAGTCGTCGAGCTGTTTCCTTCGAACCTACAGCTTCGAAAATGTCCATAAACGTTTGATCGGAACACTTCTTCTGATCAGCTGGCACCGCGTTTTCCTTTTCCAGTTTATAATGTCGGCGCTTCAGGACACGCCGAGAATATGCCGAGCGATACGATCTCAGGAGCAAACATGTAGATGGGCTCGTCACCAAGGGTTCGCGCCGCAATCCACTTCTGCACCGCTATCGGGTAGTACCGAGCGATCAACGCTTGAGTTGTATCTGGCGCCGGCTTACCGTCACTGCTCGCCCAATGAAAACCGAGAGTAGCCGTAGGCTCGACGCAAACCTGAGTTTTAGGAAGCGTCAGGATGAACGTGCAAGCACTGACACACATGCCTCGCAAGATCACCGGAACACCGCTGTCACGAACGCGACCATACCAGCGTATATGATCGTTGACCTGTCCGCCAGGATCGTCGTCGATGACAATCGCGTGGACTTGCTGAGCCTTCGGGCCCGCGTCCGCGCGAGCCATGGTGATATCAGCCCGAGCGAACAACGCAGCGAGCACAACAACAAAAAAGACTTTTTCCAAGACGCTCGTCATCACACGCCCACTGGAGCTAGCTCACACATCGGCACAACAACGAACGTCGGGTCAATCTCTTCGACGCTGACCTTTAGCTCACCGATGGCGCCAGTGATGGTCGCGTCGGTCTTGAGGTACTCTCCGCACTTCGCCTTGCTTTCGAATGTTATAGCCTTGCCATCGATGCCAGCGGTGTACGCTTTGATCTGCACAGTCTGGTCGTGATTGTAGACGTAGACCTTGGCGAGCCACGTTTGCTCTTGCATCGTTGTGCCGCCGTCCTCTACTGACATCTTGACATCGGCAGGAGGCTTGGACGGAACAACTACTGGTTCCTGATCCTTGGCTTCGCAGCTGAACGTAATCAGCGCGCCGCCGGCCATGCGGTCGAGCGTGATAAGAGACTTGGCGAACAGCTCGTCCGCGTCCGTGTCGTTACTCTTGCCGGCCTTCAGAAAGTCTTCGCATGCCTGCTTGGTATCGAACTTCCGATAAGTGTAGAACAGATGCTGCGGGGCGGCGTCCGCCTTTTGGAAGTCCACCGCGATCAGCCAAATTTTGGTTGACACGCCCTGGGCGCCGACCCACATCGGGATGTAGGCCATGGCCGCTACTGCCAGAGCTATACCAACTTTTCGCAGGGTGCTAAACATCATCTGTCCTCCTTGTCGATCTTGAACTTGTCGAGCGGCGTGAGGTATGGCATAAGGCTCCTTGTTGAAAATCCCCCGGTCAGTGCGTGCGATGACGCCGTGACTGACCGGGGGTACTCTCACACACTACCCAGAAGCAAATGAGGGCCGCCGTAACTGTAACAGCGGCGGGGAGCAAATACTCTGCTCCTATTTGTAGGGTACCACTCCCTACATAAACGGTCAAGTCGCCGACGTGATCGTCGGATCAACACCAGCGAGCAGACCCGCAATCGTCGCGAGGCTCGCGCCAGCAACTTGCTTGAAGCCGCTGTCGTACGCACGCCGAAGCGCGTATGTCTCGCCGGTCGCGCTCAGTGTGGAGTTGGCATTGGCGCCGCCCGTGTAAACGGTTGGCAGCTGACACCCCCCCTCAGTCGCGAGGTATTGAAGCCGCATTTGCGTATCTGATTTTCGTAGGGCCATTGCGGCCTCCTATCTATCAACGGTTCTTGTCCCAAAAACTTCCAGGGCGTACGCCGCCAGGGCGCGACGCAAAAGCTTGGTGGCGCACCGGCTCTAATCCATCGCTCTCACGCCCATCAACAACTCGCCCAAACTCGTGACGAACCTCTTCTGGTATCACCGGGCTAATCGTGCCGGGCTGAACTGGCGCGGCGCCGGGCGGCGCAACACGCGCGGTGTAATTCAGCTGTGTCTCGATCACGCGCGGGAGCGATCTCCGTACGGCAAGGGCGCCGACTAACGTATCAAGGGCCTCGTTACGCTCTCGAATTTGAACCCATATCGTAGAAGCTTGGCCCATGCGTAGTCGGCGTTCTTTCCGCTCGGAGTTTATCTGTTCGTAGTATTCCGGCCCAAAGTTCTCGGCGATCGGAAAGTGGATGTAGCCCGGCTTCCTGAACCCAGGCTCTGGCGGATCAATCCCCAAGCGTCCGTAAATTGCATCCTTGCCAGTGTCCACGCCAGTAAGGTAAAACGGTTCTTTCGTCTTTGCTTGAGACGCCCGTCCGGGCCAAATAGGCCTTGCGCCCGCCGCTCCCTTGCATGCAAAAATTCGTCGGCCACGACGCTGAGCGCAATAATTAAGAACCACAGCAGTATGGGCGCCGCCCATATCAATGCCAAAAGCGTCAACGCGCAAAACATTATCGCGCCCGCGAATTTTGAACTTAGAGCCGAGGAGCGTGTCGAGTTCTTTCCAGGCATGCGGCTCACTCGGGTTCAGGTTGATGATGGTGTACTGGAAAGGCCAGCACTCCTCGTCGAGCCCCCAACCAACAAATTGAATTTCAAGCCGATCGATCTGCACGTCGCAGAAGCCGGTGACCACACGCACGTCCTGAGGAAGATCGTCGGGGCCGTAGGCCTCCGCGCGCGCCATCAACTTGTTGCTGTCGAACAGCTGATTAAACCGAGGCTTCCAAAGTTCTGCCAACGCCGTGTTGGTGAACTTTCGGATCAGCTCGGGGTCGCTTTTGCTTTCAAGAAACTCTTGGACTAGCTCTGGGAGCCGATGGCGCTTGCTGTAGATTTTGTTGATGTGGAAACCAGCATGGCCTTGGTAAGGCGATCTTGCGTGGCATACACTGCAAAGGGAACGGCCGATGTCGTCCCAAGCAGAAGGCGTTTGAACCACGCCGCAGCAACTAAACTCTTTCGTCTGTTTCCAGCCGTAGTCACTTCTGAAAGCGAGGTCATCTAACGCTTTGATCCTGTCTTGCTCTGACCAGATGGCGCCGCACTCTTCGCAGTGGATTGCTGCCGTTTGCGGGAGGTGCGCGCCGCTTTCGTCTTTGTCCCAGTGGAGGTTCGCCCAGCGGAGAATTTGTTCATGGTCGCAGTGAGGGCAAGCAACGAAACACTGGCGCTGATCAGACGCTGCGTATTCTCGGCCGATGCGGCTAAATCCTTCCACAGTTGGGCTGGAAGTTCGAACGAACTTGGCACGTCCAAGCGCTTTGAAAGTGCTCGCGCGTTCTTCCGCAAGCTTGAGAGGGTCGCCTTCAACGCCTGCCGAAGGCGGATATTTGTCGATCTCGTCACAGAGAATGATCCTCTTTGGTCGTGAACTCAAATCGGTAGGACTGTTCGCGCCGACGAAATCCAGGCTCCCGCCCGGGTATGCCTTGTGGGTTATCGTGTTCTCGCTATGGCGCTCTGTCGATGGCTCGATCAGTGCAGCGAGCGCAGGCGTGACGCGGATAGTTGGTTCGAAGCGCTCCTTACTGAACGATGCCGCCGCGCTCTGAGTTGGCTGGACGAACAGAATGGACGCTGGGTCCTGGCAAATAAAGTAGGCGCAGATATTGATCTCGAGCTCGGTCTTGACGATCTGCGTGCCGGCCATGATCGTGATCGTGAACGTGTCGTCCTCAGTAACAGCAGCCATCGGCCCGTAGGCGATCGGTTGCGACTTAGTGTGCCACTGCCCTGGGCTTGCGCTTGTTCTTGCCGCGACTTGCCGGTACTGATCTGACCACTCGATCAGGCTCAACTTCGGAGGCGGCCTCAGGATCCTGCACGCCTTCTCCAACCGCTTGCCCAACGACGTCTTCGGGGCTTGATAAAGCATTCAAAACCTCTGCTAGCTCCGAATTGATCAGGCCGTGAACAATCACGCGGCGCCCCGCGTCACCTTGCGCTACCGCGTCGGCAATCTTGCCGGGGATCGCCAGTAAACCCTCGCGGACAATGCCGAAGAGACGCTCGACTTCCTGGCCTACGCTCTCGATCAGAACGTAATGGCCGCGCAATATTTTCAGTGAAAACTCGTTCTTATCAGTCTGGGAACGCTCGCGCCGCGCCTTCTCTGCGGTTAGGTTCAGACCATCTTTGGTTGAACCCATCCGGCCGCCAGCCTTATCGCGCAGATGCCGAAGCACAAGCTTACGACATTCGTCCACATCGTAGCCAGTTTTCGTCGGCCGAGGAATAACATTTGCAGCGACGTAATCACCCAGGGTTCCCCGAGTGCAGAATAGATGCGCCGCTAGGGCCGTTCCTGTTACGCGCATTGCTTGCCATAACCCTTTAGAAAAAGTTGGTGAGAAAATATATGGAGCGGGCGTGCGCGACCCGTTCGGGGTGGAGGGGGTCATACAGGACCCCAGCGAAATGCTTTTAGGGTATTGTTATTTGTTGGTGGCTATCACACCGCGCAGCATGCGCAGCGCAGCGTCTGCTCTATCAACAACATCCTTTAGCAACAAGTCGCCTGTACGCTCGTAGTGTCTGTTCAAGCAATCACGCATCTCACTATATGAGAGCATCATCTGGTCGCCGGCATCACGCTTATCAATCTTTGATACCTTATTCATAGCAGTAGCAACATCGATAGACGACATCGATTGACCCTCATGTTGAATGTCTTAGCTGCGAGCGAACTCTTGATCATACGCCTGCGCCGCACGTACATAGGCAGCGCGTGCTTCGTCATGTGTCACCTTTGTAACGAAGGCCACAAGCTTGTCTGTGGGCACATCGTTCTGAAAGATCACCGGCACATCGGCCTTGATCTCGGCATTGACGTCTGACTGCACGGCTTTAGCAACCGCGTCTGTTTGCTTCTGTGTCGCCATGTTACAAACCTCCAACCAAAAACAGAATGAGCAGCAATTGTCATCGCCTCGTCAGCATGGCGCGCATTAAAGCGCCAACAAAGTTGGTGCGCATCTCGGTGCGCATAACATCTTCGAAATCACTTTCAAATGGCACGTCTGCTTTGATCTGCACCGCGCTCTTCAGCACGTACATCAGCTTGAGCGCACCCTTACGCACGCGCTGAAAGATTGCTGGGCCCGATGGCCTATTGAGCAGCACGGCATTGACAAGGGCAAGGGGCTTGTGCGCAGCAGGCACGCCGTGAGCTGTTCGCCCTGTATTGGCTGTGATTGGAATTGCGAGATGTGCGCCGCGTGGCGTGCGTGTGCCGCCCTCGGCATGCATCTTCAGATGACCACGATCAATCGCATCCATAATCACAAATTCAAGATCGTCTTTGGTGGATGGGATGGCACGCAATGCGTAGCCGATGAAGCCGCTGTTGAACACGTGCACGTGGCTGGGCCACGTGCTCTCGGTCAAGACGCGCCTTGCGTTGAAACCCGCTTCATTGAGCGCTAGCGAAAGTGCGAAGCGCATCTGGTCTTCGGCGCCCACGAGGTGCTTGCGGTAATCGTCGAACTGCTTGTAATCGAAATCGACGGAGAACATGGTTGTCCTCCCAAAATTGGCATTACAGTAATGCCAAAGGCTAACGACCTAAATAATTAGGCGGTAGCGCTCCAAACGGCTTGCGCTGCTCGCGCACATAGTCCTCAAGGGCATTGGCAATGCGGTTCAGATCGATAGCAACCTGGGTGAAAATCTCGAAGTGCTTCAAAGTGTCTTGCTGCAAGACACGGCGGGGGTCGGCGGCGCGATCTGTTTCAGCAGGCATTTTTGAGACAAGCCTCCCTGGGGGGCTAAGCCGTTCGCTGAGCTGTCCACAGACGCCAGCACCACGAGGTGTGTTGCAACCTCGCCTATTTGTAGGGTAACACGATTTTCAAGGGGTTGTCAAACTTAAATCTCAAAAATCGTGTACCTCATTGTTCTATTGGAATAAGTTCACCTATTGGACGCACAACACGAAACGCGCCAAACCACGCAACCTCGCTTTTTCGGTTATCTAGCCCGAGGAATGTGCCAGTCTGGCCGGCGAACGGACCGCCCTTGAACGTGACAGGCTGGCCTAGCACAAAGCGCGCTTCCTGCTTTGACTTGAGCATGTCATCGCTATCAAGGTTCAGTCGTATGTCGCGAATGACTTCGCTTGGCACGTACTCAGGATTGGCGCCGCACATCAGCACGCCACGCACGCCACGCACATCGATGATACGTCGCCAGCTCGAACCGATCAGCACGAACACGTAGCCGCCAAACAGCGGCTGCTTCACATCGATGCGCTTGCCGTGCCTGCGTTTCGCTTCGATCTCTTGTGGGAACAGCACGTCAGTGAATTGCTCCTTGAGCCGAAGCGCAACCTTCGACGCGGGAGCATCGACAACTGCGCACACCCAATTTTGCCAAGCGCTCATTTAACGTCTTCCCCGCCCTAAAGGGATTTCCTCTACAGGTGGGCGACGTTCCGCCCCGACACGGAGAATGTTTCGAGCCGCGTTTACGTCGCGATCATGCGAGCAACCGCAGTCTGAGCAGACCCAATGTCTTATTCCAAGCTGTGCGATACCTTTAGGGCCACTGACTGCACCGCAGTCAGAACACGCTTGGGAAGTCCATCGTTCGTCGGTTTCAATAAAACGCGCCCAACGGCGCTTGGGCGCACCAGCTTTGTAGGAGCCCTCAACCTTGCGCTGGATTTCGCAACAGTAGTTCCAGACAAAGTTGACCGCACGCGAATGGCGGTCGAGATACTTCCCGACTGTCGCGTCCTTGATCCTGTACTTGAAAGTCAAAATCATACAGACTATCTACTTGGTCTGCGGAGGGATTTCAAGTGGACAAGTCAGAATATCGTAGGGGTAGACATTCCGTCACT